CACCAGCTCCATTAAGAGCACTCGATTTAGAATCGACCTGCGCCAGGGTATCATTTAGAAAGTGTGATAGGTCTTCAATACCTAGGCCCGCAAGCTTAGCAAGCGCCGCTCCTAGCATTTGAGACTTGTTGTGCTGCGGAATAGCAATAGTCTTTGCAGCAGCTGAGTCTTCGTTTACTTGCTTCGTCATCGAAGGGGTCTCCTTAAGGAATTCTTTATAGTATTTATAACTGTTTTGATTTAACCAAGCAGATGAGGAACCTTCTTCTTCAGAAGGCCCTTCTCTTTCTCGATTCGTGGACCAGAACGTCTCATCCAAACTACCGATCTTCCAAATCTATTATTACTCATTTGAGCGAGAGTAGCAGGGACTGTTAAGTTCTTAATAGCGTTAAAGTGTTCTTGCTTATTACAATACCAAGCATTATTATCCTTTTCATGCCTAGGCATCTTACTATCACCTAGATCTTCAAGAATATCACGAAGTAGTTTAGGCATCATGCCTTCTTATTGGTAAGCGTGTTGAGATACGCTTCAAAGAGCTTGAGCTTATTCTCATTAATGACTCTCGCCGGCATCTTTTTCATTTGTTCTTGAAGTCTCTCGACACCCTGCTCGGCCCATGTTCCCGATATAGCATCAAACATCCAGGTACGCCCCTCCATGATACCATTAACAAAAGCATCTGGAGCCGATGGATCCGCAACAACATCCGCCAGAGTTGCTAGACGGAAGTCTGGTTGAACTCTTTGAATTCCTTCTTCAACTTTAAGAGTTCCCATGCCACGAGAAGAAACACCGAGTTGAGCGCCGTCAGAGAGTAAACCCTCAACCTGCTTTCCCATGATGGTATTCGTCATGACTCGAGCCTTACCGATGAAGTTGTTTCCATCGCGCTTAACTGATTCGTGAAGAATGCAGACTCGATCAAGATTGATAGTTGGTCCCTGTGGGTGTCCAAGCTCACCGAATGCTCTCTTATTAGCGATATTCTCTTGAGTATAACGATTGATCTCGTTCTCTAGAATATCAGCATCATACCAGCGCCCATTTCGGTTCTTTAGATTACCTTGAAGAAAGATACCCTCGAGGTAGAGCTTCTTCTTTCCTTCAGCTGATTCCTCAATAATGAACTTTGAGTCTTCAACAGTTTCGCAAATTAGAAACATTGCTCGTTCTACCTCTTAGTTTAGACCAACGATATTGGTGGCCGTAGTTCCTGTAGTCTTAACCAGAGTGCATCCAATCCAAAGAGTAGTTCCGACAGGAACCGCTTTAAATGTAGTGGTAGTACCATCTCCAAGAGTCTGTACTGTAACATCACCGGTTCCACCGATGTAGAGCGCTCTAAACTTGACGGCTGTAGTATCACTGGGAGTTACAGCTACTGCCTCTCTAAACGTCATCATTGGTTAATTCCTTTTCGATATTTATAGGGCGCTAACTTTTGCCGCTTGTACTGCGGCATCCTTGTCTTGATACTTACCACCAACTCGAATAAATGCGTTCTTACCACTATTCCATTTGAATCTACCATAATATTCTTTATTGACACGCCTTACATACCACTTAGCATGATTTGCTCGTGGGTCTCCAGTGTCAAAAGTTTCTGATAGAATCTGGGATAGTGGTTTAGCCATTATTCCTCCGAATTGTTTTCTTCTGGGTCTATTTCTTCGGCTTCAGGGTTGTACTCTGGGTCTTGGGCATCAGGATCATCAGTCTCGATTTCCTGGTCCTGATTTCCAAAAATAGCTTGAGCGACTTCATCGCGCTTCCTTTCAATAGCATTTTGTATACGATCAGCTAGACCTAGCTTGATCTGGCCCTCGAATTCTGATGGCTCTGAATTCAGAGCCGCATGAACTGCATTAAGAGCATCGAATCTAAGAGCATCATCATTTCCAGAATCTGGAGTGAGGTCCTGAGTATCCACGGTTCCATCATTGTTTAGAGTAGCAGAGAAGTGATTTTGATCTTCTTGGATAACAATGTCTTCAATATCAATATTGCCATTTTCTTTTATTGCTTGAAGAATAAGAGCCTTTGCTTCTTCTCCACTCATATTTTTAACATCAACATAGAAAGTCTTCCTACCGTTTTCTTCAGACACTGTCACTTTGATATCATTATTCTTAGCCATTATTTCTTTCCTTCTTCAGGCATTGGTGGTAGATCTGGCGACTCTCCCATGCCATTTTCGTCGGGATCCAACAGAGCAGAGTTGTACTGAGGATTGAGTATTTCGTCTGCAATGTAGGCATCCTCTCTCTGAATCTCTTCGTCATCTTGACGAAGTACTTGCTTTCTTACGGTGTGCCATGATACAACCTTACCGATATATGGATAGATTGCCGCGAGTAACTGATAACGATTACTTAGAATTTCGGATTCTTTAAGCTCGGCAAAGTAGTTATCACGAGCGAATCTGAACTTGATATCGTCTCTAAATGAGACCCAATCATCATAGGTAGCAATTCCCTTGAGAAGAATCTGTTTCTCCATGAGATCGAGGAATATCTTAGTAAACTTGGTACGAAGTCTATCAATAAATTTAGCGAACTTAATTTCATCTCTGCTGATCTGAGTAGCACGGCCAATATCAAACATGGCCTCTGAGTCGAGCCGAGTGACTGGAACGTTAAGAGCTCTGTAGAGCTGCTTTTGGAAATAGAGAACATCGTCCATCTCTCCAAGGTTTTGACCACCCTTAAGAGTATCAACCTGGGTTCCTCTTCCACCCTCTCTGCGTGGAAGCCAGAAGTCTTCGAGCATCGTCATATACTTACGATCATCTCGAATCTCTCCCGTACCGGCATCATAGACGAGCTTATTCTTATACTTCGTCATAATGTCTTTAAGGTACTGTTCGGCCTTCATCTTAGGAAGATTTCCGACATCAACATACCAGATACGACGCTCAGGAGCTCTTGAGAGACGATAAATGATCGCCGCATTCTCAAGAGTTCGGAGCTGGTTGCACTCACGAATACACTTCTGAAGGTATGATAGAACTAGAGTGCCATTGGCATCGGTAAGTCCCGAGCTAATCATAACGATAGAGTCACGGGCAATCTTTAGCCCGGATGTGACTCCTGGCTGAGTTCCCATCCCTGGCTGGAGCTGCTTAGTTGAGAAGCCCTTCTCATTATAAATGTAATACTCGTTAATGACCTTATTGATTGTGGCCTCGCCCTGTACTCCCTTCATAGGAATACGCTGGATCTCTCTAACCTTACGAATCTTCCGAGGATCGAGATATCTCAGCTCGGCGATTCCTTCCGCTGGGTCCTTAACAATTACATGATAGTAGAGTCTTCCATCAATATACCAACGACGAAACACGTCATATGGTTGGGTGAAGAACTCTAGTTTCTTGAGAACTGTTCTAAATTCATCAGTAAGACGGGTTTTAACCTTGTCCGGAATAGGACAATCATCAAGAACAATATCTACTACATCCTGGTCCTCGTCTAGAGTGATTGCCTCATTGACGATCTCATCAATGGCCGAGTCGACCTCTGGCTGTTGAGCGATCTCTCTATACTTTGTGATTAGATCGGCCTCATTCCTAACAACGCCATCGAGATCGAGTACTGTCGAGTAGGCTCCAAATCCGGCCGGAGTTGGAGTAATGATAACTGCGCCATCATCATCGTTCGGTGGAGCGAATGATGTGGTTTCATTATCGACTTGCGTCTTGCGCTTAAATTCAAATCCAAATAAATTCATTTGGTCTCCAATACGATGAAAGGGGCTTGATGGCCCCTTTCACTTACTCATTAAGAGGCTACCTTTCAAAGGTATTTATTTACCCCGTAAGACCACCTAGAAGACCGCCACCACCGGTGCTACCTGATGCAGACTTGCTTGGCTCCCACCAATCATATGCAAAGGTTACGTCAAAGATTTCGATCTGGTTCTTAGCATCCCAGCTGAGTTCGATTGGTCCAACCACGGTTGGGAACATTCCTACCATTGAATAGGTACGTAGAACGTTTCCTTCCTTACCAAACTGAGTGATCATCGCATCACTCTTATATAGACGGTCACGTCTAAGGTTTGGCACGATTGAATTCTGAACAATTGACCAATTCTCAAGCATCTCTCTGATCGCAAAGTCTTCGTCATTGATGACTGAAACATTCCAATCTGGGAATGTTCTATCACCGGATACCTTAATCTCACGACCAAAGTAACCGACTGGAATCTCTTCTACAATCGCTGGTGGGATCTGAGTAGCGCGGCATAGAAGAGGAACCTTCTGAACCGCGCCATTGCTTGCGGTACCAGCTGGAGGATTGTTAATCTCCACCTGGAATAGCGTAGGACGCGCGCCGTGGAACTGGAGACCCCTCGACTTAAAGTCCTGTACGTTAAAAGCCATTTAAGTGTTCTCCTATCCTCGTATTTATTAGAACTGGCCAACGATTTCGTTGAAGTCTACGCTTCCACGTACTGCTACGAAGTTTAGCTGAATTCCACGAATTGCGCGAGCTGGCTTGATGTAGATATCTCCAACAAACTGCTCGTTCTGAACTACCTCATCGGTGTTGTTGGTGCTATCACAGATAACCTGGAAGTCCAGGATACCACGACGACCCATAACATCACGTAGGTATGGAACCACACGATTTCTGAAGGCCGCCTGAGTGAATGAGTCGTTGAACTCGAATAGCATGTACTTAGCGTCAGTTGCAATAGCCTTCTCAAGAGTGATGAAGAGTCTACGAACTGAAACCTGACGAAATGCAGAATTCTGCTTTAGAAGAGTTCTATCATCGAACAGGAAGGTTCCATCTCCTCTCTCAGAAATAACCGCATTGATTGAGTTCTTCGAGAGCGTGTCTCTTACACCCTGTGGTGGGTTGTAAGCAAGAGTGGTAACGTTTTTAATCTGACCACGGTTAAGACCAGCGAATGCCCACCATACATCTCTGTCATGATCGGTACGTGCAGCAAGACCAGCGATATCACCGTTAAGTGGAACCCAACGATAGATGTCATTGTACTTGTCGTACTGATACTTGTAACCAGAGTCAAGGAAGGCGTATGAGCTTGGACGAAGCTCACCAGCGAATGAAACCATGTCATTCACTTCCTCACCATAGTTATTAACTACAGTTTCTAGTGGAACAGATGCGAATACAACGCAATCCTTACGATAATCACCAATGTTATCGATGATGTAGTTTACCTTAGTAATACCGTCTGACTGACGAGACTTACCACAGAGAACGAGAGAGATGTCTACGCTCTTTGGATCTGCGAAAAGGTCGTATGCAGCAAAGACTGCAGACTGAGTGATGCTTCCCTCGTCCGCGCCGTCGGTACCTAGACCAAGACGGATAGTCATCGCACTATTTGTTGACGCTGATGTGACTAGAGCAGAGTTAGCCGAAGTAGCTCCGGTTCGGTCATTTGCCCACCAAAGATAACGAGAATCAGAGTTGATTACGTTCTTGTAGTAGTTATCCTCGCCGTCTGAGGTCTTAGAGTCATTCGCTCTTGAAAGAGCTCGGTAGACTTCTAGAACCTGACCAGGAACGCCAGAGAACTGGCCACCCTCATCGACAACAACCGCATGAAGCTCATCGGCCGCTGCAGTGTTTCCGTAATTCTGAACCCAATCTGAAGTTCCTGGTGCACCATCGACTAGGTTATGGAACTCCCAGAAACGATTGATGCTGTCTGAAGACCATGCCGTGTTTAGACGAAATGGCTCTGCGAGAGAGATTACGAAGGTTGAAATGGTTGAGTTACCGGTAACGGTACCAATGTCCGAAATCTGAAGGTACTGCTGACCAATGGTTGAGTTTCCAACAAGAATGTTGTCACCAACCTGTAGGGCATCATGGATTGCGAATGCCTGTGCGTTAGCAGTTGACTGAGTACC